AAATATAGTAAACTCCTACAATAATAAAAAAAAAATCCCCTACTTTTTTTAGTAGGGGAAGTGAGAAAATAAGAGGGTTTACGACCCTCCACATTGATGACCGAACTTATCTATTCAGTCTGATGTAGCAGGAGAAAGATTCGAACTTTCGACCTTCAGGTTATGAGCCTGACGAGCTTCCACTGCTCTATCCTGCGATATATTTCGAGTTAAGAACTTCAGACAAAAAAGTCCCACAAACTCCTTCTCTCTCGAACTCTCATTTGTGGGACAAATGTTTCACAAAGATAACAATTCTCTTTTTCAAAATCAAATTGTAGTGAAACTTTTTTGTGGGGGTGTTGAATCTCTCGATTCAGTTATATAAATATAGACAACATTTATTAAAAATCAACTGACAGAAAAATATTTTTTTAATATTGTCCGCAAATTCGAATCCAATCCCAATTTTTTTGTTTCTTCGAGAGTGAAATATCCACATTTACTATGTTCATGTCCATCTGATGCCGCATCCAAATCAGGTAGTATTTCATCACTCAATTCAGATATAAACACATAAATAAAGTTATTGTTATGCTCATCATTGTCGATTGTAGGAATTGTTCCAATGAAATCTATATCATTCTCTGATAATTCAAAGTCAGTCTCCTCATATAATTCACGAACCGCAGCTTCTCTTGGAGTTTCTCCCCTCTCAATTTTACCTGTGGGAATGAACCATTGATTTGCGTGAGATTGGTTTTCATTACGTTTACATAATAAAAACTTATCTCTGTATTTTAGTATTACACCTGAGTACATTTTAACTTAATTTGTATTTATAATTATGGATGTTTCAATAAATAATCACAGATTCGAAGTTATTACTCTTTTAGACCCACGTTCTCAACAAATTGGAATGATGGGTAAAAGATTTTCCCATATCAAACAAGGTATGTTGTTTTTAATGGGAGGAAAGGAACAATGTTTTTGGATGAAAAACTGTATTATACCTTTGGACATTATTATAATAAAAAATAATGTCATTGTCAACATCCATCATGATTGTCCTCCGTGTCTTCAAGATGATTGTCCTTCTTATTGTGGTAATGGGAATATCGTATTAGAATTACGTGGAGGTGCTTGTCAAAAGTTAGATATCAAACCTGGAGATACGGTTAATTACTTGTTTTAGATTCCGCTATTTTTTCCTTCAAAATTTTTTGGAATTGATTTGCAATCATTTTTGTAAACTTAACTGTTGGACTGTCCTCTGAATCATTATACTTGTATCCACCTTGAGGAGGTCTTGTACTTCTACCAAGATAATTTAACCCTGATATGTTTGTGATACATTTGTGTCCGCCTGAATTAGATTGTATCAAATCCCAAGCATTGACCCCAATTTTATCCAAAATTCTCATCTCATCTTCTGTCAAACTCTTGAAAGGTTTTTCCATCATAGACTCAATTTTACTCATGACTTTTTCACCATTATCCATGAACATTATTTTGTCCCCATACAACGCCTTAAAATCTTTGAACGTGAATCCAATACTCTCAGGTCCAACACTTGTTTCACTAACCCACTTTATTGTTGATAATGGTACAGTTTTTTGTCTTAAATGTTCTTCCCATTTACCCAATACTTCCTGAGCAATCTCGCCCAAATTTACACCTTTAAGTTCTCTATCTTTTTTGAACGGATTACAAGATGCTTGGACAAGTCCCATCGGCCATGCCATAATTAAAAAATCTGCCTCAGGATTGTTCTTATAAGGAGTGTATCTATCATAAGAACCTGGCTTAAACATACTTCCTCCACCATATTGGAAAATTATATTATCCGTTACAGTTGGAAATGATTTCATTTTCTGTGTATAATCTTCGGCGTTCTTCTGTAGTTCTTCAGGTGTTGGAGCTCCAGCCGACTTCATCCAATATTTGATATTATTCAAAATGGACATTAGAGATGGTTGTGAATCCATAACCAACATCTCCAAGAAACCAGGTTTGTTCTTGAATGCTAACAATAGTTTGTTAATTACTAACCCCAACAACATTTTATTTCCTTGAAGGGAAGTTTCTCTATCGAATCGGTAAAGATAATTAACTACGTCTTCGGGATTTAAGTTTTGTCTTGCAAAATCTGCCGAGTCAACTGTATTGATTAACAATATATCTGATGATGGAAAAAGGTCTTTTGGTGAAACAACCTGTGATATTGTTGCAACATTAGATCGAGATTGTCGAAATGATGTAGATTTTGTATCTTCAGCCCCAGCCTGTCTATCATGATGGTCTGTGTGAATAACAAACATTGGTTTTCCATGTGCAAAGTCAACAAGTACTGGCATGGTATCTCCCATTGCGTTATTCTTTTTCACTGCAAATTCTTTGTCCCCGTATTGAATCACGTGAGTATCAACAACATCAATACCATTATCCTCAAGGTACTTTTTCATTGCAATCGCAGTAGTAACACCATCCAAATCTTGATGGAAATATATTTCTGCTTTGGGATATCGTTTACTTAATTCTTTAATATCCCGAATACCACTCTCTTTTAATATTTTTTTCATTGAAACTGTTTTTTGACCCAATCGAGAAAATTTCCCCAATAATCTTCGTGTACGCCATACTCATTAGCATTTATGTTTTTCAACATAATTTTGTCCTTTTCAGGCATTTTGGCGTAAGTTTTGTCTCCAAATTGTCCATCTGTAGGATATACTCCGATCATGTCTTGATATTTAGCAATTGCTTCCTCAGTCTTTGAATTTCGGCCAGTTCTACCATCCACTACCAAACCAGCATTCATTCTTTTATTCAGAAAAGCCTGTATTCTGTAAATATGTTCTCGGTGATACATTTGTTCGTTAATCACTCTTTTAACAACTCTTGTCAAGTCAGACTCTGTCAATTTTATTACTTTTGTCATGATTAAGATTTTAAGGTTAATAAGAATTTAGATTTGTTAATCAATGCCAACATTTCATCTCTAATATTCAACAAGTCTGTATCATATTTTGTATCCAATTGGTCTGAAAAACTAACTAAAAATTCTGTAATCCCATCCATAAAATTTTGTATACTGATGGAGGAAATGTCTTGAAACATCAAAGCAAATTCAGGCTCGAATTCAGGTCTACCGTATTTTCCCATCATCACTTCAGTGAATTCATCAATTAAATCACCAAGTCCGTCATATAATTCACCATAAGTTCTGTGTTTCGCATCTCCGTATGTTTGCCAATGTAAAAATTTCCATTGAAGTTGTACTTGTACCAATTTTTTAATTAATTCTTCTTTCATCTTCATAAATATAACAATAAACAAAAAAAGGTCTTGAAGACCTTTTTAAGTTTTAGATTCAAAATCAAAAACCCCTTGTTTTTTTTGATTAATAAAATGTTGTACTCTCTTAGTTGCCACTTCTGAATAATTCGAACTGAGTTCGATTCCAATCCATCTGCGTCCTAACGTTTCTGCGGCGACCAAACTGGTGCCGCTGCCTGTGAAAGGATCTAAAACAATATCATTTTTATATGTTAATATTTTTATCGCTTTAGTCGGAATGTCCATTGAAAAAGTCGCCTTTGTTTGTTGTCTCGTATCCGCAAAATATTCCCATTGACCATACACCAAACTCATGAAGTCTTTCTTATCTTCATCTTGATAAATGGTTTTCTTCTTTATTGTCCCGTCTTCTTGTTCAACATCAACAACTTCCCCAACCCACTGAGGTTCCCCTTTAACTTTCTTAATTCTATCTTTCTTGTAAGCAAGGATTACACATTCTTTTGGATTGTAAATGTAAGGTGAAGAGGGAGACATCCAAGAACCCCAAGCGGTGGTCTTACTTCTATGTGGAGCATTCTCATCAAGGTCAACAAGACCATAAAATTTGAACCCAACCTTTTTCATCACAGACCAAAATTCAGACATAAAAAGAACTCTACCTCCTCTATCTTGGACGTTAATTTCATATGGAATATTAACCGCAATCCTTCCATCATCTTTAAGAACACGAAATGATTCACCCACCCATTCTTCTGTAAATTTCCAATATTCTTCCATCGATTGGTTATCGTCATGACTATCGTAGTCAATACCGACATTATAAGGTGGTGAAGTAACAATTAAATCAATTATTGACTCAGGTAATTTACCCATCTCAATAACACAGTCTCCATTTATAATCCTATTTGTTTCTAACATCGTAATTTACCTTCGTTTCTTAATTGTTCTCTAATCTTCGTCGCAGATATATCTGAAACTTCTTGAGGTGGAATATGTTCTATAATATCGTATCCGACTCCTCTACCAAAATTAACTGACTCAATATCAGGAATAATGATAACTTTAACTCTACCCTCCTGAATTAAGTCTAAAAGTTCTCCAGTGATTCTATTCTCAACCTCTTGTGAAGTATAAGGATTTTTATCGTCAGGTTCAATATCTCTAATGCAAATTAAAACATTTTTACCTTCATCAAGACACTGATTCATTAACCATTTGTGTCCATCATGAAATGGTTGAAATCGTCCCACCAACATAGAATACTGTTTACCACCAGTATTTTTTAACTTGGGGTCTCCCTCAACGTGAATCTTTTTCATATTTGTTTTTAATTTGGTTTTATAAACTCTAAAATTATATTTGCAGAATCATTAATTGAAACATTCGTTGTATCAATATCTATATAATTTTCTGTCGGTGGTTCATAGTCTTGTACGAAGAAACTTTCTCTACCACGTATTTCTGTTGTATGAACATAAACTTCAATAAGATTATTACCCATCTTTAATTTGAACTTATCTCTTTGGTCTTTATATGGAGACACCAAGGAAACAAATAGGTGTTTACCTTTGTTATGAAGATATTCTGAGATTTGCTGCGCAAGTTCAATATTTTTTCTACGTCCAACTTCAGAGTAATCCTTATTATCAAATAAATCCCTTAAATCATCTCCGTCAATATGAAATACATCCGAACCCATGTTTAACATCATTCGTTCACATAGGGTTGTCTTACCTGATCCAGGTTGTCCTGTTAACCAAATTATCATTTTTCTAAATTTTTAATTTTTCGGTCCAAATAAAACGCAGCTTTCTTCAAGTCTTCAAGTTCCTTAACAGGGTTTTTTTTACCCGCTCTTGCAATATACTTTACCACGTTGAACAAATATGCATCCTTATCTAATCCCCACGCTTCACATACTTTAATCACTTCGTATACATTATCCTCACCACCATAATGATGAGGATGGTTTACCATTTCATTGTTCATTATCATTACCCCACTTTTTTTCAATGTATCTAATGTATCTATCATATTTTCTTGGATTATATAACATCCAAACGAAATAGATATCAAAGAACCATTCTATCTTTTTAATAATTTTTTTAATTCTTTCCAAAATATTTTTCAATAGTTTCTAATCTTTCATCCGCATCTGCTAACATCAGTAATGCTTCTTCGGCATTCTCATAGAAATCTTTGGTTGAGTGGTCTCCAATACCTACACCAGTATTCCCCAATAGGTCCAAAGTTAAAAGTGCCTTCGCTTTATCCGCCTCCGCTGAGGTCTTCAACATTTTAATTAGATTTTTATTCATAACTTTCATTTTTATAATTTAATTGTTTTTAGGATTTCATCATCGGTTTTTCCTTCAAGGTGAAGATTGTATATCAAGGAACAAGTGGTGTCTTGAAAAAGTAACATTTCACTTTTTCCGTAGTATTCTTTCAATCTTCCTTCTTTTAGGGCAGAGACACACTGGTCAAGTTTTACCCATCTCTTGTTAACGCTCATTTTGAAAATATAATAATTTTAATTTGTAGAATCAAAGTTATTAATTTTTTCAAAATTAACAACCTGAAAAATATAAGACATAACTTTTCTTTTGATGATGGGTACCATCGTTTCCTCGAATGGAAAATTCTGTGAACATTTAATTTCGAATATTGGTAAGGATTTATAAAATTCAGTTTGATTCCATTTTGAATTTGAATCAATAATTTCAGTAAGTGTCCGTTCATCAATTCCACCCTCAGATATCAAACTCAAATGTGTTCTGTTTGTAGACTTATCCTTTTTGTCAGACTTAATTTCATACTCCCACACATACATCTTTTCTTCGGATTTTCGATAGAAAAAAATATATCCTGAACTTGATACTAAATTGTTTTTGTTTTTTCGTAAATACAAATCAATAGATTCGAATGCGATGTTCCATATTGATTTGGCAATATTGAAGGCGTCAAATAGTTTTGGCCCCGAAAACCTCAGAGTTTTGTCTAATTCATTTTCTTCTTGTTCGGTTAACTGTCTTGGTTTCTTTGGAGTTAATTCTTTAACAAGTATTTCATCATCAGGAGATTCGAATTTCTTGTTGGTTAACAAAAGTGTATTCTCCTTTGAGATTGACTGAATATTTGCAAGATGTAATGACAATTCCACAAAATTTGGGTATAACTCAAATTTATCAAAACTTTGGTCACATTTCTGTAGATAGTCCAACAAGGTATATTTGTTGTACTCGAAATCCAATGGTTCTTTGAACATCCATTCTGGATTTAATTTGAATGATATCTTTTTCTTTCTACCCATAGGGAAATTATAATAGTTATTAACTATTAATCAATTCTCATTATATA